GACGGAGGCGTTCCACCTGCCGAGCCGACCGTCACGATTGAGGTTGTGGCCGCACCGGACACCGCATGCGTGTGTCCGCCGACTGCGCAGAAGTTGTTGTTGACGTAGTCGCGTAGGGCTTGGACGTCCGACTTAAGTGCGAGGACGACAGCCGACGCGTCGCCGAGTCGCAGATCGTTCGCACTGATCACCATCGCTGTCGAGCTCGGCGCTGGCGTGATCGCATGCGCAAAGTCGCGCAAGCCCGGGATCGCGATCGCATCGGTCAGGTGATGGCGTCGATCGTCAACGGGGTCCACCTCGCCGCCGAGCGCGAGCCACCGGTCGATCGACTCGCTGGCCACGATGATCAGGACGGTGTCGCCTTTCGAGATCGGCCAGGTGATCGAGTAGCCGCCGCTGCCGGGGAAGACGACAGGAACGCCCGTCGCGACCGGCTTGCGCTCGGCTTGTCGCGCCCCCGTCTCGTCCTTGACGCCACGCGGCTGCAGGAACTGCACGCTGCAGCTCTGCGTCGCTGGGTCGTACGATTCGACGCGGGCAGGCATCGCGACGTCGACGTTCTTCATGTGCGCGGCCAGCGCACCAGCGATGACCGTCTCGAGCTCGGGGATCTGCGTGTCGCTCATGCGGCTACCAACCCTTGGTGGACGATCGACTCGCACTCCGTCGTCCACGCATCGCCGTGCGTGTCGCCGTTGTGGACGAGCTTGTTGATGCGAAAGAGCGAGGAGACCTGCAGGCTCTCGACATCGATCAACGCGCCCGGAATCAGCGCGGGATAGAGCAGTGTCTCGGTCTTGATCTGCGTCGGCTTCGTGGCTTTCTCGGGCACCGCGTACTCTGGCGACTTAATGAGCCCGGTGGCCTGCGAGATCAAGAACGCGGTCCCGGGCGCGGCATTCTGATCCTTCAAGATCTGAAGCTGGCTGTCCTGGATCGACCAGTGATAGCCGTACGGCGCGAGCAGCCGCGTGAGCTCGTCGCGCGTAGGCCCTGTGAGCGTACGCCCCGTCGCGAACTGCGCTTGTAGGTCATTCGACGCGGCCACGTCACTCGTCAGCTGCAACCCCATCGTCGCGGCGCAGTCGCGGAGCGCGGTGACGACGTTGGTCCCCTTCGGATACGAGCGGGACGCGCGCGCGTAGCGGTAGGCGCGATCGCCATCGGCGAGCAGAAGCACGGTCTCCCAATCGCTGTCGACGACGTGCGAGTAGCCGTAGCGAAGATCGCCGATGAAGATGAAGCGTAGGTCGTTGTCGTAGCCGGCTTCGATCTTCACGGTGAGCGGCTTCGTCTGCAGGAACGACCGCGTGCGCGCCGAACAGTTCGTGATCGTCAGCTCGCAGGTATTCGGCGTCTTCTCGAGGCTCTTCTCGATCTTGAACTGCACGCGCAGGTTCTCGATCACGAGGCCGTTCGGTTGCGGCTGGAAGAACTGGGGATTCGAACCAACGAACCCAGTCGTCGCTGGCGCCGAGTTGTAGGCCGTCACTCGGCAGCCGCGCTTGAAGAGGCGAGTCGCGACGGTCATGTAACGCCCAACCGGCTAAGTTCGGCAAGGAGATCTTCTTGAGGCAAGTAGATCATCTGCACGCGACCGCCCAGATCGTCGAAGCCCGCGTCGAGGCTCTTGCCGCTCGTGTCGTAGACGATCAGGACGCCGTCGGTGAACGGAGATTGCTGGCAGGCGCGACCGAGGTACGTGCCGATCACGAGCTTGATTCCGCTCCAGATCGGCTTCAGGTTCACGTCGTAGACGTCGAGGAACCACGCACCTGTCATCGCTGGTCGCGCTGGGTCAGGTTCGTTCCACCGGATGTCGAACCAGTACGAGACGCCGAGCAGCGTCACGCCGATCCGATAGTTCGGATTCGACTGCGGCAACGTGATGAAGTGACGAGCCATCTCAGACGCCCCCACCGAACGGCGACTTGACGAAGCTCCACTTGTTCTGACCCGGTGGAACAGTCTGTGTGATCTTCCCGTTCTTGTCGTCGACCCAGTTGCCGCCACTCGCGGTGTACGTTCCATCGGCGTTGCGCGTGCCCGGATCGAAATGCACGGGCCGGCCGTTGATCGTGGCTGGCACCGTCGTCGTCGAGCTGACTGGCGTGGCTGGTTTCGCGAACGGGTGGTAGAGCTTGTCGTCTGGGTTGATGAAGCCGTCGGGGGTCGCGCCGGTGGTGCTGTTCCGGATGTCGTAGTGGTCGCCGTAGGTGTCGGTCAGGAGTGGCTGTCCGAAGATCCTCGACTGTGTCGCCCGCTGAGTCGTTGGGAACGTGATCACTCTGGTGCCGAACAGATCCAGGAATGTCGCGACCTTCCCGAGCGTCGCCTTGCCCTTGCCGCCCGGTGTCGCGGTGCGCTTCAGGTTCACCGTCACGCGCAGCGTCGAGACGATCGTCACCTGCTGAAACGACGCGGTGAATCGCAGCGCGGCGCCGGTGCTCGCGTCGCGCGGGATCTCGAGGTTCGTCATCGCCATCGACTCGAAGCGCGAGAGTGACGTGACGATCGTGACCGGCTGCCGTGCGTCGCGGATCGCGATCATCGCGGCGAGCGCGTCCGTCGACGGCAGGAAGTTCATCACGCCCTGCGGATCGCCGCCCTGGCTGTTGCGCAGGTCGGCCATCTTGCCGATCGGCGTGTCGCTGACGAGGCCCTCGACGACGACCACGATCGGCTTCGGGCGGATGTTGTCGGTGATCGCCGAGCCCTGCTCGACCGGATACTCGGTCACCTCGGACTCGTAGGTGTGCGTCTCGGTCACCGACGCGTCGAGGACGTAGTCGTTGATCGTGATCGGCGTCGTCTTCTTCGACGGGTTGCTCACTGGTCAGCTCCGCCCGTCGCTGCGTGTGCGTTGAGCATCTTGCCGTTCCAGAACTGTTGGAACGCCTTCACCGCTTCGTCCGCGACCTGCTTCGGATCGGCATTCGGCGACGTGATGTTCATCGTCGAGTTGACGGTGGTGTTGTTGGTACCTGAGCCGCCGGTAGCTCGCGGGCTTACCGTCGGCGAGTAGGCGGCGTCGTATGCTGCCGCTGCGCCACTTAGATCGTAGCCAGCAAGCTCAGGGTGGGACGCCTTCCACTGCGCGTCCGTCATTGTCACGGAGTCTTGGAGCGCCTTCTCGTGCGATGTGTCTGCGGCCTTGCCGATGTCCGTCAGGCCGGTTAGCGCCTCGACGAGATCGAAGAGTTGTTTGACGACGGGCAGGTTGCGAACGAAATCGAAGGCGGCGAGGAAGCCATCCTTGATGCCGGTGACAACCTTCTCGACGAAGTTGCCGATGGCACGGAACGCGCCGATCGCATGGTCCTTGAAATATAGGATCGCCTTCCACGTGCCGTAGACCGCAGCGAACATCAACGCGAATGGCGCCACGACGATGCCCGCAAGAATCTTGATGTTATCGATCAAGAAACCGATCACGTCACCGATCGCCTCGAAGACTTCATGGTTCTCTTTCACGAAGTCGATCACCGTGCTGACGACATCACCAAGCGTGTGAAACGCGTTGACGAGTCCTTCGACGAACGCCTTGATGCCGCTCGCGATGACCTCGCGGTGCGCCTTCACCCACTCGAAGATTGCCTCGGCGACTTCCTTGATCGTCGGCAGGAGCGCGATCGCGAGCGTGTTCTTGAGTCCCTGCCACGACGCACTGATCTTGTTCTGCGTCTCCTCGAGATCCTCGAAGCTCTTCGCGGTCTTCTCGTCGATGACGATGCCGAGTTCCTCGGCTTCCTTGCGGAGCGCAGCGATGCCGTCGCCGCCGCGATTGAGGAGCGGGATCAGGTTCGCACCCGACTTGCCGAAGATGTCCATCGCGAGCGCGGTCTTCTTCGCGCCATCCGGCATCTCGGCGAACTTGTCCGCCAGCTTCGCGAGCACCTCGTCGGGCGAGGCGTTCTTGATCGCCTCCATCGGGATCTTGAGCGCGACGAGCGCATCGTGCGTCGGCCCCGTGCCCTTCTTCGCCTCTTCGAGCCCGCGCGCGAGATGCGTGAAGGCGATCTGCATCTCCTCGGTTGAGACGCCGGTGACCTTGGCGGCGTAGCCGAGCTCCTGCACGCCCTGCATCGTGACGCCGATCTTCTGGCCGAGTCGCTCGGCGCCGATGCCGGCCTCTTGGGCTCCCTTGAAGGTTTCGGTAAAGAATTCGACGATCTTCTTTCCAATCTCGAACGCAGCGACGGCTTCGAGCCCATGCTTCAGGCCCTCGAGCATCTCGCTGGCCTTGTGGAACGCGCCCTCGTCGGGATGGACCGACAGGCCCGCGTAGAGGTCGGCTACCTGCACGGCGTCACCGTCCCCGACGCGCGCGCTGCTTCTTCTCGGCCTCGCGTTGCGCGCGCTGGTAGTCGTCGAGCGCTATCTCGAGCAGCTCGACGTCGTCCAAGGTCATGTCTTCGAGGTCCGCCCATGTCACGTATCGTTCGAGGACGAGGCGATAGCAGGGCCAGATCGGCTCGACCTCGGGATGCAGCTTGATCGTTACGGCGTCGGGGCTGGCTGCGCGCTCCCGGCGCTCGCGCCGAAAACTCCTTTGAGGTTCACCTCGAGCGCGAACCAGCACGTCGCCCACAGCGCGTCGACATCGCCGTCGAAGACCAAATCGATAAATTTCTGCGACGTGAGCTCGACGAAGTAGGGCTCGCCGGTCTTGTCGTTCGTCTGCTGCACCTTGGTACAGAGCAGGATTTCGAGCATCAGCGTCTCTTGAGCCTTCTCGTCGAGTGCGCCGACCACGGGTGCCAGGTCGGCGATGTCGATCGAGCTGATCTCGGCGAGCGATTTGCCGCGCAGCGAGGGTAGGATCAACTTGCCGAGCTTGAAGCGCAGTGCCGAGCCGCGCATCGCCGGCAGCTTCGTGGTGGTGACTTCGAGACCGCCGATCGTCTTCGTCTCGGACGGTCTCACACGACCTCGCCGCCGAGGAACATCTCGAGCTCGGCGCACATGAAGATCCAATCGTTGGTGCCAGCGTCGGCCGCGTACTCCGCGTCGGCGTACTTCTGGATGCGCGCGTTGGCGCACTGGATCAGCGTCGTGCCGTTGAGATCTTTGATCATGACCGCGACGACACCCAATCCGGTGCGTTCGTCGGCAATCGCAAGCGCCGATAGTGAGTCATTCGTTGGCGATGCGTCCTGGAGCGTGAACGTCACCTTACCGGTGCGGTTGCGGTTGCGGACATGCACGACGTCGCCGTTCGCGCCGACCTGCTCGGTGAAGTTGTCCTCGTTGCGCGAGGCCTTGACGAACGTGTCCGGGCCGTAGCCCTGCACCTGAAATGTTGCCAGGGGGCCGGTCACCGACATGACGATGCGACCCGGATCGTAGTTCTTGAAGAGCGCCATCGATCATGCCTCCGGGTTACGCGGAAACGACGCCCTGGATGTTCGCGGAGTGCACCGCGCCCGCCAGCTTGCCGGTGAAAAACACGTTGTTCAGCGTGCGGCTCGTCTTGTCCGCGGCCGACACGTTCGCGTTGACCGGCACGGTGACCGTGAACGGCGTGTCGCTCGTCAGGATGCCCTTATCGGTGCCGCGCTTGAGCGCGCCGCGAAGCGCCGTCTCGATCTGCGCGATGCCCGCATCGGTGTACGGGACCTTCGACGCGCCGGCGAGCGTGCCGAAGACGGACGTCAGGATGTCCGACTGCAGCGCGTCGAGCCCGCGCGTGACGTCGATGAAGTTGCCACTGCCGACCATGCCGTTGAAGGTCAGGTTGATGCCGGCGACCGCCTCGTAGCTGTTGCCGTTGCGCGCCGTGATGTTCGTGCGCTGCGTCGCCGTCATCGGGAACGTCGGCACGCCCGCGAGCGTCTTGAACTTCCAGGTCTCGGAGCCCGGCGTGAACGGCAGGCACTTGCCGAGCTGCGCGAAGTCGGCGAACACCGACGGATACGGGTGATAGAAGCCCGACGTGCGCGTGTACGCGTTCGTCTTGATCGTGTCGATGAGCTCGGCGTTGCCGGTGGCCGTTGTGATCGTCGTGGTGTCCTGCGACTGGCAGATGAACAGGCGGTTGTTCGCCTCGCAGTACGCCGCGATCGCGAGGGCTTGAAGCTTCGAGTTGAACGTGCCGCCGGTGCCGTACCAGTTCGGATTCTCGGCGGTGATCGCCGTCAGATCCGCGGCAGCGCCAGGATCGACCTGCGTCTCGCTGACCTTCATGTCGTTCGGGTTGATGACCTCGACCGAGAACCAGCCGCCGGCGACGCTGCCGGTGATCGTCACGGGCGAGGCCGCGCCGGCCGCCGTGTAGTTCTTGCCGGCGACGCCGTTGAGCGCCGTGACGATGCCAGCCGCCCACTCGACGTCGGTCGGGGTCGGGTCCGAGGTGAACGTGACGTTCTGATCGGCGAAGCCCTGGCCGCGGACCTGGAGCGTGTACGTGTAGCTCGGCTGCGTGGTCGGCGTGAGGGCCGAGAGCGACAAGAGCTTCGTCGGCTTGTTCGCCATGCGGCCGATCATGATCAGCGGCGGTGCCGGGTTCTGCGCAAAGATGGCGTTCGCCGCGCGGTACTCGGGGCTCGTCGTGACCGGGAAGTCGACGGCGACGCCGGCGAGGTTGTTGTACGTCCTCGTGCGTTCGGTCCAGGTCGCCGTGTACGAGGGGATCAGCGGGACGCCGAACCCCGGCAGCGTTGGACCCGCCGAGGTCTGCGTGATCGCAACGGTGACGTAATCCGATAGCGCCATGCGCCGACACTGCGGTGCCTGCTCGAACGGCCTCCAGGATTACGGAAGGACGATGGGCGGCAGCGTGAGCGGCGGCGTCGGGACATTGTCCGTGACGTTGACGACCTGGATGTACGTCGACGTCTCGGCGAGTTCGGAGGCGAGGTGCAGGTAGACCGTGCCGATCGCGCGGAGCTCGAGTCGCACCGAATTCACGACACCGTCGACCGATCGGATCGGCTCGATCTGTCCGACGCCGATGCCTGCCGCGGCGAGCGCGGCCGACCGCACCTCGGTCGCGTAGCTCGTGATGGCGTCGTGCAGGACCGCGGTCGGGCTGGTCGTGCCCGTTGCCGCACCGCCGGTCGGGGCGCCGGCGAAGCATTCCAACGTCAGCATGGCTCGCCGCGGGCCACGGAGCTTCTGGGCGATCTCCTGCCCGGCGTGGACTGCCGTTGCCGTGGCCACGACCGTGATGACGCCGCTGCCGACGGTGGTCAGATCGATGACGACCGGGACCGCCGCGACGGCGTTCTGAAACGTCGCCGCCACCTTGATCGTGTTCGGGTCGATCACGACCGGCCAGTACTTCACGCCTGCGAGCAGCGGCGCCGGCAACGTCAGCGAGCTCGCGAACGTGATGCCGCCGTCACCTGTCGCGAGACCGTGCGCCGTGATCGTCAGC